CGGTAAGGCCATTAAAGGTTTAACCAAAGGTTCAAGGAGAAGATAATGCCAAGTTACTACGACAGCACCAAGAAAAAGCCCGGAAAGGCCAAGTTGAAATACGCCAAGGGCGGCAAGGTGAAGAAAGGCAAGGTGAAGAAAGAAGGCGAATGGAAACCTTACTCTCTTGTTGTTAAAGAAAAAGCCGAAAGCGGGGAAGTAACTACTAAGTTGATACCGTACACCAAGCCCCCACGTCTTTCTGTTTTCGGAAAGAAGATGGCAAAGGGGGGCAAGGTGAAGAAGATGGCGCATGGCGGCAGGGCCAAGGTTATTGGCGTGGAAAACGGCCACGATGTCACGCTTGCCCGAGGCAGTGGAGCGGCACGTCCGCAAATATTTCGCAAGAACGGATAAATGGCGATTGAACGCCCGTTAGGGCAAAACCCTTTCCTGCCGTCACAGCCAGAAGCCGATCTGGAAATCGAGATCGTCAACCCTGAATCGGTGTCGATGGAAACCCCTGATGGCGGTGTGGTCATTGACTTTGACCCCAACGCGATGGATCAGGGTGGTACCGAACATGACGCCAATTTGGCTGAATACATCGACGAATCGGAACTGAACGATATTTCTTCGGAGTTGGTTTCCGCCTATAAGTCAGACCGTGACAGCCGGGGCGACTGGGAAGAGACTTACGTCAACGGGCTGGATCTGCTCGGCCTTAAACACGCTGACCGCACCACTCCTTGGGATGGGGCTTGCGGGGTGTTTCACCCATTGCTGACCGAATCGGTGATTCGTTTTCAGGCGCAGGCGATTCAGGAACTGTTCCCGGCAGCAGGTCCGGTCAAGACCGCCGTGGTCGGGGCTTTGACCGTCGAAAAACAGCAACAGGCGAATCGGGTCAAGGATTACCTCAATTACCTGATCACTGAGCGCATGACCGAATACCGTTCCGAGACCGAGAAGATGCTGTTTTCGCTGCCGCTGGCCGGTTCGGCCTTTCGCAAGGTTTACGAAGATCCGAATCTGGGGCGTCCGTGCTCGATGTTTGTGCCTGCCGAGGATTTCGTGGTCAGTTACGGCGCGGCAGACCTGACCACCTGCGAACGCGCCACCCATGTGATGAAGCGCAGCAAGAACGAAGTGCGTAAATTGCAGGTGTCGGGGTTTTTTCTCGACGTGGACTTACCCGCCCCCAGTCCCGATACCGGTGAGATAGAACGCAAATACAATCAGTTGACCGGGGATTCGGCCAACTACGACATGGATTCGCGGCACACCATTTTAGAGATTCAGGTTGATCTGGATTTGCCGGGGTTTGAAGACACCGAGGGTGGCGAGCCGACCGGTATCGGTTTGCCCTACGTCGTAAGCATTGACAAGTCCTCACGCATTGTTTTGGCGATCCGGCGCAACTGGTACGAAGACGATCCGCTGAAAATAAAGCGTGAGCATTTCGTGCATTACCAGTATTTGCCGGGACTCGGCTTTTACGGCTTCGGTTTGATCCACATGATCGGTGGGTTGGCGAAATCCGCCACCTCGTTGCTGCGGCAACTGGTCGATGCGGGGACTTTATCCAACTTACCGGGCGGTCTGAAGGCACGGGGACTGCGAATCAAGGGCGATGACACCCCGATCATGCCCGGAGAGTTCCGTGACGTGGACGTTCCGGGCGGCGTGATCCGCGACAACATCAGTTTTCTGCCCTACAAGGAGCCATCCGCTGTTTTATACCAGTTGATGGGCGATATTGTGGAGGAAGGGCGTCGGTTTGCCTCGGCGGCGGACGTGAAAGTGGCGGACATGAACGCCGAAGCGCCGGTTGGCACCACGTTAGCAATTTTAGAGCGCACCATGAAGGTGATGAGCGCGGTGCAAGCCCGCTTACACGCCTCGATGCGTAAGGAATTGCGTATATTGTCGGGGATCGTGCGTGATTTCGGCCCAACCGAGTACCCGTATGAGTTGATAGGCGGTGAATTGACCCTTGAAGACTTCGATGATCGCGTGGATATCATCCCGGTCAGCGATCCGAACGCCGGAACGCTGGCACAACGCATCATGCAGTACCAAGCGGCACTGCAATTGGCGGCCCAAGCGCCTGATATGTACGATTTACCCCTGTTGCACCGGCAAATGCTGGAAGTTTTGGGGATTCGGGACACCGATGACATCATTCCCGACGAAGACGTGATCAGTCCGAGCGATCCGGTCACAGAGAACATGCATATCATCAACGGTGAGCCGATTAAAGCCTTTATTTATCAGGATCACGAGGCTCATATCCAATCTCACATAGCAATCGTGCAAGACCCCAAGATTATGGAGCTACTTAGCAAAAGTCCGACCGCTGAAGCCACTCAAGCGGCAATGGCGGCGCATATTTCCGAGCATGTGGCCTTCCAGTACCGCCGTGAGATCGAAAAAGAGCTTGGTGTGCCGTTACCACCGCCTGATGAGCCGTTGCCAGAGGATATCGAGTACCGTTTGTCGCAATTGGTGGCTCCTGCGGCTGAACAACTGCTTGGTAAGGATCAGCAAGAGGCTGAAATGCAGAAACAGCAGGAACAAGCCGAAGACCCCATCTTGCAAATGCAACGCCAAGAGCTTGAGATCAAGCAACAGCAGGCACAGGCCAAGGCGCAGGCCGAAATGGCAAAGATTAACCTCGACATGCAAAAAGCCGTCAGCAAGGATCAGTTGGAACGTGATCGGTTGGACTTACAAGAGCGTACTGATCGTGCTAAGTTGGGGGCCAAGATTGCCGCGGAGAACTCCAAGGAAGAATTGGAAAGCCGTAAGATTGCTTCCAAGTCTGAAATTGAGGGAGCTAAAATTGGTGTCGGTATTGCCAAGGACTTGATGGGTGAGTAGTGTAGTTGAACATTTTGATGCCGTTCCAGATAATACTCTGGTATATTTGCGGCAACAGTTTCGTCGGATAATGAATGAGACCAGCGATCACCTGAGTGCAGGTGCTTGCAAAGATTTTGCAGAATATGCTCGTTGTTGCGGGGTCGTTGAGGGATTGGCTCTCGCGGAACGGGAATTGCTTGATTTACAGGAGCGATTAGAGAAAGCATGATTCTCCGCATAGGCGGTGCAGGCGACTCTGGACGCCTTTTTCCAGTGCAAGGTCTTTTTGATGACTAGTTCATTAGCGACAGTAAAAACCGAGCCGGTGGATATTGATGAAGCCAGTGCTCGTAAAGCCACTCAGATGCCGAAGCCGAAAGGCTACAAGATACTGATTGCCTTACCCGAACCGGATGAGAAAACCGATGGCGGTATCATCAAAGCAAAGCAAACGATTCATACCGAAGAGGTGGGATCGATTGTGGGCTTTGTTATCGACATGGGGCCGGATGCTTACAAAAATCCCGAGCGTTTTCCGTCAGGGCCGTTTTGTGAGAAGGGTGACTGGATCGTGATGCGCGCTTATTCGGGCACACGGTTCATGGTTCATGGCAAGGAGTTTCGGCTGATTAACGATGATAGCGTGGAAGCTGTGGTTGAAGACCCGCGAGGTATCGTAAAGGTATGAGCGAAGCAGAAAATGTCGTTGAGAGCGGCACCCCAGAGGTACAATCCGCAGAAGATAAATTTTTCGGAGTACGTACCAAGATAGTTCAGCGATCTCAGGATCAGGATGAGGAGAAATCCGAGCTTGATATTGAAATTGTGGATGATAGGCCACCTGAAGATCGGCCACCTTACGGTGCCAAAGAGTCCGCCAAGGATGATGATGGCACCGATATTGACGAGAAGGAACTGGAAGGCTACAGCAAGAAGGTTCAAAAGCGCATCGATCAGTTGCGTTTTGCGCAGCACGAGGAGCGTCGGCAAAAGGAAGAAGCCGAGCGGATGCGTGAAGAGGCGGTTAAAGTCGCGCAACAACTGGCCGGTAAGAACCGGGAATACGAGGCTCTTATTCAGCGCGGTGAGGGTGCGTTAATCACGCAGGTTAAAGAACGCGCCCAGTTGGCATTGGATAACGCCAAGTCAAGTTATCGTAAGGCTTATGAAGAAGGCAATACCGATAACGTGGTTGATGCGCAGGGGAGCATGGTTCAGGCGCAAACTGAATTGAATGAAGTTGCGCAATACGAACGAAGTTTACCTGACCAGAGCCAGCTTGCGCAGCAACAAGCTGCTTATCAGCAGCAGCAGCAACAAGCTGCTTATCAGCAGCAGCAGCAAGCTGCCCAACAGGCTCCGCAGCTTGATGCAAAGCAAACCACTTGGGCTGAAGAAAATCCTTGGTTCGGCGATCCTAAAGAAAAATTGATGAGCGCAACGGCTTATGGTTTACATGAGCAGGCATTGCAGGATCATCACATGGACGCAAGCTCAGATGAGTATTATGATTACATTAACACGGGAATGCGGAAACAATTTCCCAATTACTCTTGGTCGGATGAAAGCGGAACTGGACAACCCGCGACCGCGACGGGCAAGAGAGCTTCGGCAACGTCGGTTGTTGCGCCGTCCGCAAGGAATAACGGTGCAAGGCCACGCAAAGTGCGGCTATCGTCCTCTCAGGTCTCCCTCGCCAAGAGACTGGGGTTAACAAATGACCAGTACGCCAGAGAATTTGCTAAGGAGATGGCTAATGGATGAGCGCACCGATAGGTCTCACGACACTCGTGAAGATTTTGTCCGAGAGGATGACTCTTGGGTTCCTTCTTCTGTGTTACCGACTCCCGACCCGCAGGACGGTTGGATATTCAGATGGATCAGGACTAGCGTTCTGGGTCAGGCTGATAACACCAACGTGTCCAAGAAATTCAGGGAAGGCTGGATACCCGTGAAAGCGGACGATCATCCTGAACTGAAAATCATGCCTGACATCAACTCCCAGTTTAATGGGAATCTTGAGGTCGGCGGGTTACTTCTGTGTAAAGCGCCAGCAGAGAAAATGCGGGCGCGCACAAAGCATTTTGAGGAAGTTGCACGAAGGCAAATGGAATCCGTGGACAGTAATTACATGCGAGAAAACGATCCGCGTATGCCGTTGTTGAGACCAGAAAAAAGTACGCGCACTACCTTTGGAAAAGGCTAACGCCTTTTAATATTAACAGTAGCAATTAGGAGAAATTCAAAATGGCTACAAGTGCAACTCCAAATGGTGCGGAACCTGTTGGTACTTGTTCGAGCAGCGGCTCCTTTACAGGAAAAGTTGTTCATATCAAGATTGCCAGTGCGTATGGCACCGCAATATTCTATGGAGATTTTGTGAAGCTGGTCACAGCCGGTACGATTGAGAAAGATACCGGGACCGCTGCGCTGACCTCTATAGGAATTTTCTTAGGTTGTAAATACACCGATTCGAGTACATCTCAGATGACGTTCAATCAGACTTGGCCTGCGTCAATGGCGGCTTCAGACGCAGCAGGTTATGTATTGATTGACCCCGACGTTCTGTTCAAAATGCAGAGCGATGAGGCTATTGCTCAGACTGGTTTGGGCGCTAATTTCTCCGTCATTCAGACGGCGGGATCAACGACCATTGGCAGGAGCAAGAACGCTGTCGATGGCTCGACGGTTGCAACCACCAACACCTTCCCGATTCGGCTCGTTGACTTTGTTGACGGTCCTAACAGTTCGGTGGGTGACACCTACACTGATGGCATTTACCGCTTCAATGCGGGGCATCAGTTAACCAATACCACAGGCATATAAGGAGAATTTAGCATGGCTATTTCAAGAGCACAGATGCTTAAAGAACTCCTGCCGGGGCTTAACGCCCTGTTCGGTCTGGAGTATGAAAAGTACGCTGACGAGCACACCGTTATTTATGATACGGAGTCCTCTGATCGTTCTTTCGAGGAAGAGGTGAAGTTGAGTGGGTTTGACGCTGCTCCGGTGAAGGACGAAGGGGCTGGGATCACTTACGATTCAGCGCAGGAAGCCTTCACGGCACGGTATAACCACGAAACGATTGCGATGGGATTTGCGATCACCGAGGAAGCTATGGAGGACAACCTCTATGACAGCCTCAGTGCCCGTTACACCAAGGCACTCGCTCGGGCTATGTCGTACACGAAGCAGGTTAAAGCCGTTAATCCGCTTAACAACGGTTTCACCAACAGTTATCAGACGGGGGATGGAGTTAACTTCTTCACCGCGTCGGGTGACGGTGTAACCGGTGGCGGCGGGCACCCGCTCGTCAGCGGAGGCACGAACGATAACCGTCCGGCAACGGCGGCTGATTTGAATGAAACCTCGTTGGAGGCAGGCATCGTCACGATTGCTGCTGTCACCGACGAGCGTGGACTTCTTATCGCAGCCCGTCCGAAACGGTTGTTGGTGCCACCGGCCTTGATGTTTACAGCTACGCGACTGCTTGAGTCAGATCAAAGAGTAGCGACGGCTGATAACGACATCAATGCGGTACGGAGTCTTGGGGCAGTACCTGAAGGGTATTCGGTCAATCATTATCTGACTGACTCGGATGCTTGGTTCATCGTTACCGATGTACCGAATGGTATGAAGCACTTTGAGCGTACCTCGCTGGAAACCTCGATGGACGGTGATTTCGATACGGGCAACGTGCGCTACAAGGCGCGTGAGCGTTATTCGTTCGGCGTTTCCGATCCACTGGGGATGTATGGATCACCGGGTGCATAACTGACTCGGTATATGGGAGAGCGATGCTTACTTGACAGATGATATAGCTTGTAAGTAATCGCTCTCTTTTTCCTGACTGTCGCAATAATGCGGCAGACACTAGCCACGACAGGAGAAAGACATGGCTAACACGACCTTTAACGGACCGGTTCGTTCCGAAGGTGGTTTTGAGCAAATCAGCAAAACTGCCGGAACGGGTGCCATTACCACCAATCTGGATATCGATACCAGCGGTAATATCACCACCACGGGGTACGTTTCCTCTTACGCGAATGTAAGCAGCATCACGTCTGCGACCAAGAGCGTTGAATCGACGGATTCGGGCACGGTTTACACCCTGAACAGGGCTGCGGGTATTGTGGTGACACTGCCTACGGCGGCTGCGGGGATCAACTACACCTTCATCGTCGGCACCACCTTCACGGGTGCGGGTCAGATCAACACGGATAACGCCAGTGATTTGTTCTCTGGGTTTGCAACGATCTTTGACCCGGCAACGGCCACCGATAACAACACCTTCATTCCTGATGCCAGTGATGACGACACCATTGATTTGGGTACGGCAGCACAGGGTTGGCTGGTTGGTGGTGTGATTCGCTTGGTTGCCACCAGTGCGGCGGTATGGCATTGCGAAGCGTTCCTTCATGGTGACGGTACGTTAGCAACACCGTTCGAGTAAGCGGTGATTGAATTAACCGGGTGGGGGGTTCGCCCCTCCACTCTGTTATTTAAGACAGGAGAAACGAGATGGCAGATGCTGTAACCAGCCAAACCATTCAGGACGGTGCTCGGCATGTGGTGATGAGTTTCACCAACGTCAGTGATGGCACCGGAGAATCTGCGGTCAAAAAAGTGGATGTCTCGGCGCTGGGGTCTGACCCTGTTACGGGTAGTGCTTGTAGTACCGTGGCTATTCAGTCCGTGTGGTTTTCAACTTTAGGCATGAGTGTCAAGCTGCTTTGGGATGCTGACACGGATGTGCTGGCTATGCACTTACCGGCGGATTACGCGGACACGCTCGACATGAGTGAGTTCAGCGGGTTGAACAACAACGCTGGCACGGGGGTGACGGGCGATATCATGTTCACCACGGTCGGACATACTTCCGGTGATGCGTACACCGTGGTTCTGAAGATGGTGAAGCATTATTCGTAGGAGATAACCATGAGTGGTCTTGAGATTTTCCAGAACGGGACTTCGCTGCATCCTGAGAGGATGGGAGAACCCGTCTACCAGATCGGCACAAAGAACGTGGACGGTGGGTACGATGCGGTTGTTTTCGATGCGATGACCAAGAAAGAGGCGCAGGCACGTTTGTCTGACATGCAGCCAAAAGCTCCGAAAGCGAAGCCAGCAGTAAAGAAAACACCGGCTGTTAAAAAGGTAGCCAAAAAAGCTAAAGCGAAGAAAAAACCATCTAGGAAGCGTTAATGGCAACCAGCGGTACTTATGCCTTTACCCTCGATCTGGCGGATATGATCGAGGAATCGTTCGAGCGCGCCGGGTTGGAGCTTCGCAGCGGTTACGATTACCGGACAGCCAGAAGAAGCATTGACTTGTTAATGCTTGAATGGCAGAACCGGGGGCTGAACCTGTGGACCATACAGGAAGGCACCACGTCAATCACCGCAGGTACGGCCCGTTATGCGCTGTCCAGCGATATCATTGATATCATTGAAGCCTATATCCGTACCGATTCAGGTGATACCAGCAAGCAGTTCGACCAAGTGCTGACGCGGGTTTCGATCAGTCAACACGCGCATTTATCCAATAAACTGACCGAAGCCAAGCCGTTGCAGTATTGGTTGGAGAAAGACCCCGGTGCTATTGCGGTCAATTTGTGGCCGGTGCCGGACAGTGCTGAAACCTACACGCTGGGCTACTACTACATGCAGCGGGTCGAGGATTCCGGGTCACCGGGGTCCAACAACATGGACGTGCCGTCACGGTACTTGCCGTGCTTGGTTTCCGGGCTGGCTTACCAGATCAGCCTGAAACGACCCGAAGCCTCCGAAAGAGCGCCCATGCTGAAATCGGAATACGAAGAGCAATGGAATTTGGCGGCTGATGCTGACCGTGAAAAAGCTTCGTTTCGGGTGACACCGGGAGGGTATCGATTCACATGAGTTATGCCGACGGTAAATATGCGTTTGGTTATTGCGACCGCACCGGGTTTCGCTACAAGTTGAAAGACATGGTGGAGCAGTATGAAGGTGGTCGCCCCACGGGTTTGCGTGTGGGCAAGGACGTGATGGACAAAGATCAGCCACAGCTTCAGTTGGGGCTTATCAACAAATCTGATCCGCAATCGTTGCGACATCCACGACCGGAATCGACTCTGGACGAAAGCCGCAGGCTGTATGCTTGGAACCCGATTGGCGGTGGTGACACCGCTATGGGCAGTCGCACGGTGGGTCTGACGATGCACGGTGAAGTTGGCAGGTTGACGGTGAGCACAGGCTGATGGCTTGGACTTACACAACTTTGAAGTCGGCTATTCAGGATTATCTGGAAACAACCGAGACCACGTTTGTTAACGATCTCGGCACGATCATCGCTATGGCAGAGAACCGTATTCTTAAAACGGTGCAACTGCCTGATTTTCGCAAGAACACCACGGGCACGATGACTTCCGGCAATGCTTATCTGGCAACGCCGAGTGATTTTCTGGCCCCATACAGCTTGGCATTGGACAACAGCGGTTATGAATACCTAATTTTTAAAGACGTGAACTTTATTCGGGCTGCTTATCCGGTGTCATCCACTACAGGGGTACCGAAGTATTACGGTATTTTTGATGACGATGCGTTCATTCTAGGTCCGACGCCGGGTAGCGGCTACACGGCTGAACTGCATTATTTCTATAAACCCGAATCGATCACGGCGGCCAGCAGCGGTACCAGTTGGCTCGGTGATAACGCCGAACTGGCGTTGCTGTATGCCTCTTTGGTTGAATCGTATGGCTTCTTGAAAGGTGAGGCCGAACTGATGCAGATGTATGAAGGCCGTTATCAGGAAGCGGTGGGGCAACTGAAGGCGCTGGCGGAAGGCTACAACACCACCGACAGCTACCGGGGAGGCGCTGTAAGGGCGATGCGGGCTTGATGGCTAGAGAACTCAATCATGTGGCGTTGCTTGGCTTGGGTCACAGCCAGTTGGATTACCACCTGTCGATTACGCACAGTGAAGAATACGACGAGGTGTGGGCGGTGAACTCGATGTGTGCGGTGGTCAACGCCGACCGGGTGTTTATGATGGACCCTGCTTCGCGTTTTTTCGATACCGAGGATGCCGGGGGCCAGACCGAAGTGATGCGCAAGACCTTGCCGAAGCTGACCTGCCCGGTGTATTCATGCGAACTGGACGAACGGGTTCCGGCGATAGAACTGTATCCGCTGGAAGAGATCGTTACGGATCTTGGCTGTGGCTATTTCAACAACACCATTTCCTACGCGCTGGCGTTTGCGATGTGGAAGCAGGTTAAGCGGTTGAGTGTTTTTGGCGCGGATTTCACCTACACCACCAACATGCACTTTGGAGAATTGGGACGAGCCTGCTGTGAGTTTTGGCTGGCGCGTTGCATGATGACCGGCATGGAAGTTGGCGTGGCCCCAAGTTCGCCGTTGCTGGATACCAATATTCCAGAAAAGAAACGTTTGTACGGGTATCATCGGATGGAGAATCCGCCGGTTGTGTATGCTGAAGACGGCAATCTGAAGATCACGCAATTCTCAAACATCGAGCAGGAAGATGGCGTGGTGGTGTCCATTCATGGGCGTGAAGACGATATGAAGCCAGCTAAACAAGCGGGGTTACGACCGGTGGAACCGGCGAGTTACTGATGTTACAGGTTGAATTAGACACATCGGTGGGTAATTTGGGTGTCGAGACAACCCATTACCGCGGACACACCCCGGAAGAATGGGCGCGCATGGCGGCCAACAGGATTGTGAGTATCAGCAACACGGCTCCCGAGCCTATTAAGCAGCAGGCGCATGTGTTTAAGCAGCAGGTGGAAGCGGTACTGTCGGATTACATGCACAAGGCGATTGAATCCCATATCTGCACGGTGGGAAATTTATTGGAACAGCAAGGCCACAGCGATCTGGCCGCGATAATCAGGAGACTGTAATGGCAATCACCCAAGCAATGTGTACGTCTTTCAAGAAAGAACTCATGGAAGCGAAGCACAATTTTTTACTCTCAGGGGGTAATACATTCAATCTGGCGCTGTACACCAGTTCAGCCACGATGAGTGCTGCCACCACGGCGTATACCACCTCTCAAGAAGCGACGGGTACGAATTATACGGCCAAGGGTGCTTCCCTGACTCGGATAGACCCCACCACGTCTGGCACCACGGCGTTTACGGACTTTGCCGATTTAACTTTCGGTACCTGCACGATCACGGCGCGAGGCTGCATGATCTTTAACGATTCAGCATCGGGCGATCCGGCGGTGGCGGTGTTTGATTTTGGCGGTAACAAGACTTCTACCGCAGGCAGTTTTACGATCACGTTCCCAACGGCGGACGCCAGTAACGCGGTGATCCGCATAGCGTAGTGAGAGTGATGTGGCAAATATTACAGGTTGGGGCCGGAGTACATGGGGATCGCTCACTTGGGGTGAGCCGGTTCCTGTCGAACTTACCGGTCTTGCCGGTACGTCGGCGCTTGGTTCGGTTAGTGTCAGTGCTGCGGCGAATGTCGCTGTCACGGGCCTTGCAGGTACCGGCGCTGTCGGTACGTTGGTTGCCACAGGTGTTGCCAATGTTGCGGTTACGGGGTTGGCAGGTACGGGCGCGGTTAGCTCACTTAGTATCGCTGCTGCGGCCAATGTTGCGGTCACGGGCCTTGCGGGCACGGGTGCTGTTGGCACGTTACTGGCAGCGGGCTATGCGATTACCGGCGTCAGCGGTACGGCATCTACGGTTGGGTTGGGCGATGAAACGGTTACCGGTGACGCGAATGTCTACCCGACAGGGGTGGCAGGCACTTCGGCGTTGGGCAGCATCACGCTCATCACCAATAACATCATCAGCCTTACTGATCTGGGAGCGGCTACAGGTAGCTTGGGGTCGGTTACGGCTTCTGGTGCTTCAGGTATTACGCTTGAAGGTTTGGCAGGAACCGGTGAAATCACGCAGGTTCTGGTATGGGGGCTTGTGGACACGGATCAGACCCCGAATTGGGGTGCAATTTCGACAACACAAACACCAAGCTGGTCTGCTGTTTCGACCACTCAAGATCCTTCTTGGTCATCGGTGTCCACGTCACAAACACCTAGCTGGAGTTCGGTAGACAGTGATCAGACTCCTGAATGGAAAAAGGTAGCTTAAAATGGCAACTTATGTAAACGATCTTAGATTAAAAGAAATCGCTACCGGCGATGAGTCAGGGACTTGGGGAGACAGCACCAACACCAACTTAGAGTTGATAGGCGAAGCCTTTGGTAGCGGTTCAGAAGGCATCACGGGAACGACGCACACGATCACGATAGCTGATGGAACGTCCGACGCGGCCCGAGCGATGGTCATGACTTTAACAGGGTCTACCACTGCTCTTAACACCGTCACCCTCGCACCTAACACGGTGAATAAAGTCTGGGTTATCCAGAACTCGGCTGGTTACGCGGTTTCAATCAGCCAAGGCACGGGCGCTAATGTCGTGATCCCCAATGGCGGAATCAAGATGGTTGTGGCTGACGGTGCGGGCGCAGGCGCGGCGGTAACCGATGTGTTAGACCTCACGGGAGGTACTGGAAACATTGGTTTAGGTAGTGGTTCTTTAGGCACGGCGTTAACGACCGGTACTGACAATGTAGCTATCGGTGAAGCGGCACTTGATGCAGCAACCACGGGTTCCGACAACACCGCTGTGGGAGACAATGCCGGGGGCGCATTAACCACGGGCAGCAACAGCGTCGCTATTGGTTCTTCGGCTTTATTGGTAGCCACGACCGCTGCCGATAACACGGCAGTCGGGACCGACACGCTTAAAGCCAATTCCACGGGAACCGATAACACGGCGGTGGGTTATGCAGCGGGTGATGCTGTAACCACAGGATCGGATAATACTTTTGTCGGAGACAATGCCGGAGGGGCCGTTTCTACGGCTTCAGGCCATACGGCGGTGGGTTCTTCGGCATTGCTTACGATGTCCACCGGTACAACCGGAACGGCGGTAGGCTTTGAGGCGCTCAAGGTAGCTACCGGGAATAACAACACAGCAGTTGGCTACCAAGCAGGTGTAGCCGTAAGCACTGCAGCTAATTGCACCATAATCGGTTCTGCAGCCGGGGATGCTTTGAGTACCGGGGCTAATAACACACTGGTTGGTAAAGACGCTGGAGGAGCCCTAACTACGGCTGCGGGCAATACGGCTATCGGGCAGGGCGCTTTAGTAACTTCAACCACGGGCCCAGAGCATGTTGCGATAGGTAAGGACGCTTTAAGTCTTATGGCGACCGGCGAGGCATGTGTAGCAGTCGGGAATGAGGCTTTGAAGGCGAATTTAGGCAGCAGCAATACTGCGGTTGGTTATCAAAGTATGGATGCCTGCACCACCGGAACGCAGTTGACGGCTGTTGGTCGGAATTCTTTAGGTGCTGTTACAACCGGATCAGGTCTTGTGGCTATGGGAATGTCTGCTTTGTCTACGATAACCACCGGAACGAATGGAACGGCGGTAGGTTTTGAGGCACTGAAAGTTGCGACGGGTAATGACAATACAGCAGTAGGGTATCAGGCTGGGGTTGCGGTCAGTACAGGAACCGATAACACTCTATTTGGTAATGCCGCAGGCGATGCGAATACCACAGGTTCTGACAACACCTTCATAGGAGACAACGCAGGCGGAGCCAACACGACAGCAAGTAATAACACCGCTGTCGGGTCAAATGCTTTGCTTGCCAACACCACAGGTAATCATTTGGTCGCTGTTGGCGATGATTGTTTGGCATCGAACACGACCGGGGCCAGAAATACGGTAGTCGGCAGAAATGCAATGTATGCCAACACCACCGGAACCGGCAACACTGCGATAGGAAACAATGCATTAACCACAGCCACCGAAGCAGACGACAATGTTGCCATTGGCAGAAGTTCTTTAAATGCTCTTACCAGTGGAGTTGATAACACCGCAGTAGGTGCTTATTCAGGTGACGCTATAACCACCGGTAGCGACAACACCGCGATTGGTGACAATGCATTAGGTGCAGTAACAACTGGCAGCGATAACACGGCAGTAGGGTCATCTGCTTTATTGGCAAGTACGGGAGCAGGTAATACAGCGGTCGGGGCTTATGCCTTGGATGCCAACCAAGCCGATGATGTTACGGCTGTTGGTAAAAATGCCCTAACAGCCAATACGACAGGAACCAATAATGTCTCCGTGGGGGCTTATTCCGGGGAAGCTGTAACGACGGGGACTAATAATACTTTTATCGGAACGAAGGCTGGACGTGCTGTCACTACAGCATCAGGTCATACGGCAGTGGGTAATGCAGCATTGCTTACAATGACCACCGGAACGACAGGTACGGCGGTCGGCTTTGAAGCACTTAAAGTTGCGACGGGTAATGACAATACAGCAGTTGGCTATCAGGCTGGTGTGGCCATAACGACGGGAAATTACAATACCGCTTTAGGCCAAGGCGCTTTAAGTACAGCGACAACTGTAAATGCAAACACGGCTATTGGTAATGATGCGCTGAGAACGGCTGCCGGAGCATATAATACAGCGGTAGGTGCTTCTGCAGCGAATGCAATCACGACAGGAGCAAACAATGTTGCTATCGGCGCGAATGCGATGGATGCCGCGACCACCGGAGACTCAAATACGGCGGTTGGTTATCAGAGTTTGGACGCCAACACGACAGCCAGTAACAATACCGCTGTGGGTAAAGATTCTTTAGGAGCCGTAACGACCGGTACATCGAATGTTGGTCTAGGTCAGGCTACAGGACAAGCTTTAACAACCGGGGCTTATAACGTATTGATTGGCCAAGGTGTGAATGTTGATGGCTCGACTGCTGAAGGACAGATTGTCATTGGTCGAAATGTTGCGAGTGGCGGAAATGATAGTGTCCGGTTTGGGCAGGCTGGCAACACGCTGACTATAGCTTTGAACGGTTCAACAACGTCTTGGACGGCGGCTTCGGACGAACGGTTGAAAGAGAATATTGAACCTGCTGCGGCAGGGTTATCTTTTATCAACGATTTGCGGCCAGTTACATACAACTTCAGAAAGGCCAAGGATGTGCCATCGGATTTTCCCGGTTATCAAGAAGGTTCTGATGAGCCATGTCTTGGACATGATTACGGGACAGTCAATCACGGGTTTGTCGCTCAAGAAGTTAAAGCAGTGATTGATAATCACCCGGAAGTAAAAGAAGGCTTTGATATGTGGAATACTGCGAGCGATGGGGTACAGCACATCGGAGATGGGGCTTTAGTTCCGATGTTGGTTAAAGCGGTTCAGGAGCTTTCAGCAAAGATTAAGAAACTTGAAGAGGAGGATGAATGATGGCTGTAACAAAGACGTTAAAGGCTATTCCGTACAGTAAGAGCAGCAAGGTTGAGAAATGGAATGTATCTGCGACTTACGAGAACGACAGCGAAGGCGATGCGACCTATTACACTTCCACTTTCTCAAAGACCGTAGAAGCGACAGATTCTGATGGTACGGTGAACTTCGCCAAAAAAGCGAAAGGTTCATGGACGAAGAGCGAGATCGAGGCTTTAATGCCTATTTCGCATTGGGATGAGGTGTTTGCCAGTCAGGTGGATTCGGTGATCACCAGTCCGGTGGTTCCGCCGACCGCTGATGAGAGCTTTTCGATCCCATCGTAATGGAGCAGAAATACGAATTACACACGCTGCCATCCGTGTTTCTTTTGGAGGCATGGATGCCAGACGGTATGGTCACGGGACTCAATGCCTATTTGGATGAGTTGATGCAGGAGCAGGATCGAATCTCTCACGCAGGCACATTGGTTGGACAGATCGGTCACGGGCAGCAATTGACGATGGATCATACCGACGAGCGGTTGGCTGATTTTTGTCAGATGTCGGCTATTTTGGCTATCGATTATCTAAAGCATTTCAATAGCATCACTGGCAATCAAGCGACCAGTGATCGTCAAATAGGTATCGACGAACTTTGGTCGGTGCATAGTTACGAACGTGACTATAACCCGATCCATGATCATGGCACCAAGACAATCACGGGGATTTCTACGACTTCGTGGACGAAGGTTCCACAGCAGATACTGGATCAGCCTACTGCTGGGAGTCCTGAGTATTCGCTGTATAACTCCAGCGGGAATGCCGATGGGTGCTTGGCTTTCAATTACGGGATCAATTCCTTGATTGATGTGGAGCGGTTACGGCCTCCCCAGTCGTTCGTGATCAAGCCGGAAGTGGGTAAGTTCTTGATGTTTCCAAGCTGGCTTCAGCACATGGTCTATCCGTTTGAAGGCGAAGGTGAGCGCCGCACGGTGGCGGCTAATCTGAACGTTTGGAATGTTCAAGACAGCGATAAGAAAACTGTTAATTAGAGGTGAGCAATGTTTGATTTAATCATTACTTTGGTATCGGTTGTCACGGGGATTGTATGTCTCGCCAGCTTTATTGCGGCTGTGACACCAACACCTAAAGATGACGTGTGGATTGGCAAATTGTATAAGCTGATCGATGTTTTAGCCCTGAACATTGGGAAGGCAAAAGAAAAGAGCGGTTAGAGAATGGGATTCAAATTGTCCATTGCGTTAGGAATTGCTTTGGTGATGCTGTCGGGAGGCTTCAAGCTCTACTACGACAAGTCAGAAGCTGAGAAGATGGCTATGGCAACGCAGTTGCAAACAGCGATGGACAATCAGTTACGCCTTGAGAACGCGGTTCAAACCCAGAACGAGCAGATCGAAAAAGCGGTTGAAAACAAGAAGACATCAGATGCTCGTATTGAATTATTGACGATGGCTAACAATCAGGCAACAGAAAAGATCGATGAATTACGCGAGAAATTCGCTCGTCACGATCTTGATATGTTGTCGTTGCGTAAGCCGGGATTGATTGAGAAAGTTGTCAATCGTGGTACGGCAGCCGTTTTCAAAGAGCTTGAAGATTTAACGAACCCGGATCAGTTTAATGCAGAAACGGAAGGTTAAACATGAAAGTCTTGGCTTTGGTTCTGCTGGTCATTTGCAGCGGTTGTACCACGGCATTTCGTCCGCCGGAGGTGCGGCCCGTCGAGGTGGTGACCATCGAGAAACCGGCTCCTATGTACCACCCGCCATTGCCGCCAAGAATAAAGAGTATGCCGGTCGAATGGAAGATTTTGACGCCGGATACGATGGAAGAGTATTTGAACGACCTGAAGGCTGGCGAAGCCCCAGTAAATGCTTGGTATTCGCTGACCACCAAAGGTTACGAAAATATCAGCAACAACATGGCACAGATTCAAAGGTATATAAAACAGGTTTTATCGATAGTTGAGTATTACCGTGATGTTGACGCAGAACGGCAAAAACAGGATGCAGAGCCACCGATAGAGGAATGAGCAGGTTAACGGAAATGTTGCGTCGGCATGAAGGTGTGGAAAGTCATGCTTATTTGTGCAGCCAGAACTTCACGACCATCGGTGTGGGCCGAAATATCGATGCCGGTGATAACGGTCGTGCAAGAGGATTAGGGCTTTCTGATGATGAGGTTGACTATCTGTTGCAAAATGACATTGATCGTGTGACAGAGGAACTGGACGGTGAATACCCGTGGTTTGCGGGTCTGAATAACGCCCGATCTGATGCGATGATAGACATCAGTTTTAACTTAGGTCAGACGAGATTGAGAGGTTTCAGGAAGGCATTGGAAGCAATGGAATCTGGCGATTGGGAAGAGGCGGGTAAACAATTTTTGGACAGCCGGTGGGCCGATCAGGTCGGTAACAGGGCCACGGAATTAGCAGAGATAATTCGCACGGGCGAATATCGGGATTAGCTCTTTTTAGAGGAGATTGATATGGGTAAGGGTAGCGGTAGTGGTGGTGGCAGACGGCCTGCTCCCCCCCGAGGTTTTCCCGGTAGACCAGGCAAGGGTAGTGGTGGGCAGCCGCGAACGAATCAGTGGTCACCCGGCCCCATGCCGGGATCGTCTTATAACCAGCCCCAGCTTCCCGGTGGTTATGGGCGGATGCGGTATGAGCCACAGCAATTCAGTAGTTACGGCGTTCCAACCAGCATAGCCCAGCCGGGTGTTTTCGGTTGGGGTGAGTCAGTTTCAGGATTGGAGACTCCCGGCTCAAGGCGGCAATACGGCGGTGAAACATTTACTCAGGGAGCCGGGGGCCGTCAATGGACTGACAGGTATGGGCGTGGCTGGGGAACAGACCCAATGCAACGGCAGCAGCAACAGTTTGGTGGAGGACCGGGCAAAGGTGGCAGAGGGCAGCCTTCTCCCCAGCAATTCCCCGGAGGACCGGGTAAGGGTGGTGGTGGATATGGGCAGGCACAGCAGTTAGGGCAGCAATTACAGCCAGCACAATTACAGCCAGCAGGAGCAGCATCACCTTATTTTCAGGACATCATGGGTCGAGCGGCATATGAGCCTCAGGGGCAGGCACAGCAGTTAGGGCAGTTACAGCAGCAATTAGCAGGGCAGCAGCAAGCATTAGGAGCCGGACTTGGTGGTGGGGTTGGGATGTATGGAGGGATGCAAGATGAGGCGGCAGCAGAACCAGCGCGGTTTGCAGCATCTCCATCGAAAAATGGAATTGTTGGCATAGGTGATTTCGAGCAGAAGCAGATAGTTGCGCCGAAAGATCAAGCTGTCGGTATAGGTGATTTTGAACAGAAGCAGATAGCTGACCAACCCTCTGTAACACCACAGAAGTGGACTCCAGAGGAGAAAGCAGCTTGGGCACAACGGGAGCAAGCTCCAGCCCCGGCTCCGGTCATACCTCAAAAATGGACGCCAGAACAAAAGGCTACTTGGGGTGGATGGTCACCAGAGCAGCAACAGTTGGCTCAAGGGAACACGGCTCTATGGACGCCACAGCAACAGAGTGCTTGGGGCGCAGGTCAGCCGTTACCCGGATGGTCACAAGCACAGCAAAGTGCTTGGGGCGCAGGTCAGCCGTTGACCGGATGGACACCACAACAACAGAGAGATTGGCGCGCAGGAACGAAGCCATTGTCCGAGGTGCGATGGACTCCAGCACAGCAGGCAGCTTGGAGGGCAGCGCGAAGGGCTAATGGGGGGATAGTTGGACTTTACTGGCCCGGAGGGCGGGTGCATTAACGATGCCGCTGCGTAAATTACAATTCCAGCCGGGGGTCAATAAAGAAGGCACTGAGTACAGTGCAGGCTCTGGTTGGTTTGATTCCGATAAAATCCGCTTCAGGAAAGGCCGTCCTGAGAAAATAGGCGGCTGGGAGAAGTTTTCTACGAGTGCTTTTCTGGGTGTTTGCCGGTCGATTCATGATTGGGCTGCACTGAATTCCACAAAGTATTTAGGCATTGGTACGCATCTGAAGTTGTATGCAGCCGAGGGAACGAGTTTCTATGATGTGACACCGATCAGATCGACCACCTCCGCAGGAGATGTCACGTTCTCGGCCACCAATGGATCGTCAACCATCACTGCAACGGATTCAGGGCATGGGGCGGTGGTTAATGATTTTGTGACATTTTCCGGTGCAGCAACTTTGGGCGGCTTGATTACGGCTACGGTGCTGAATCAGGAATACCAGATTGCCACGGTTCCAAGTACCAGCACCTATACCTTTACAGCTAAAGACACCTCCGATGATGAAGTCACTGCGAATTCCAGTGATTCAGGTAATGGCGGTTCATCTGTGGTTGGTGCATACCAGATCAATACCGGGCTGAATGCTTATGTGTCCGGCACAGGATGGGGTGCCAATGCGTGGAGTAACGGAACATTCGGCAGTTCCAGCAGCGTTCTCAGTTCTAACCAGTTGCGTCTGTGGAATCAGGATAATTTTGGCGAAGATTTACTTGCCAATGTTCGTGGTGGTGGGGTGTATTACTGGGATTCCAGTGCGGGCACCAGCACAAGGGCGGTCGATATCAGTACGCTGAGTGGTGCTTCTGCCACGCCTACCGTGGCGCTGCAAATTATGGTGTCTGACGTGGATCAGCATGTCATCTGTTTTGGCGTGAATGATATCGGCTCAAGCACGATTGACCCATTGCTGGTGCGCTGGTCGGATCAAGAATCAGCAGCGGACTGGACACCAACGGCGATCAATACCGCTGGCGGTGTGCGAATTAACCAAGGCTCGAAAATTATCGGCGCGTTGCAGACCCGACAGGAAATCCTGATCTGGACGGATAATAGTGTTCATTCCATGCGCTTTGTTGGCTCACCGTTTATTTTTCAGTTTAATTTGTTAAGCCACAACATTTCGATGATCTCCCCGAATGCAGCAGCCAATGCCCGTGGGAGCGTGTACTTCATGGATCGGGGTGGGTTCTTTGTTTACAACGGCTCGGTTCAGCCGGTGCCTTGTTCGGTCAAAGACCATGTGTTTTCCAATCTTAACTTGGGTCAGGCATACAAGGTATATGCGGCAACCAATGTGGATTTTTCTGAAGTCACTTGGTATTACCCGGTAGGAGAAGACAACACCGATATCACCAATTATGTGACTTTTAATTATGCTGAGAACGTGTGGTTTGTGGGCACCTTGGTCAGAGGAACATGGATCGAGGCTGGTACAAGGGATTATCCGCTTGCGGCTTCAGTTATCACCTCCGATGATAATAATTATATCTACAGGCATGAGACCGGTTATGACGATGACGGCTCTGCGATGACGGCCTATATCGAGTCGGGCGATGTGGAACTGGATGAAGGCGGTAGGCTCATGTTTATGAGCAGGATGATTCCGGATTTCAGGTTCAGTGGTGATACGGGCAGTGCGTCTATGGATGTCACCATCAAGGGCAAGCGGTTTCCGCTGGAAAGCCTTTCGACGCTGGCAACAGCGACGGTTACCAGCAGCACCGAGCAGAATTTTTTACGCACCCGAGCGAGGGAGTCGGTTGTCAGGGTAGAAAGTAGCGGTCTTGGTTATGGCTGGCGCTTGGGTGATTTGCGTTTTGAAATGAGACAGGACGGGAGACGCTGATGGCATCGCTTAGAACTAACCCTTTGCCGTCGCCCAGCGAGGAATATGACAGCGAGAACGAGCAGACAATGCGTAGAACCGTGGAGTTTGCGTTGCAGAATATAGAGAACGATGTGTTGTTAGCCAAGACTCAGGAGTTTGCGTTGCAGAATATAGAGAACGATGTGTTGTTAGCCAAGACTCAGGCCGATAAGGATGGTTCCTTGGCGATGCGACGGTTTCAGTTCTTGTTGATGGGAGCCTCGTGAGTGACATCATTAAAGTCCTCGGTCAGTTGGATTGTGCGGCTACAACGCAGGAGACTCTGTATACGGTCCCAGACCTCACCCAGACCACGGTTAGTTCGTTTCTCGCCTGCAACCGGACAGGAAGCGCGATTACATTCAGACTTCGGATAAATGTTGCCGGGGCTGGGGACAATGACAAACAGTTTCTTTATTATGATAAGTCTGTTGCAGCAAACACGACATTTACAGCGGTTATTGGTATGTGTTTAGGACAGGCAGATGTGGTTAAGACTTATGCGAGTGCTGTAGATATGACTTTTACTTTATTTGGTGTTGAGACTAAATAGGATTGATGATGAATAATTACGCACCCTTACAGGGAGTGGCTCAGGATTTAGCCAAGCATGGTCGGTATGGAGATTCCATGCTGGTTCACATGAACCCGATTGAGGTTCAGGGTATTGCGGCGTTATCTCCTACAGGTCAACTGACCACCAATCCAGTGACAGGCCAGCAGGAGGCTTTTCTGCCGTTTCTGATCCCGATGTTAGCCAGTTGGGGCGGCACTGCGCTTGGGCTTGGGGCTATGGGAACCAGTCTGCTTGGAGCCGGTTTAACCACATTGGCTACTGGAGATTTTAAGAAAGGTTTGCTGTCCGGCATTTTGGGTGGTGTCGGGGGTAAGATTTTTGGCGCTGGAGCACCAGATGTTGTGGCTGAACAAGGTTTAGCTAGTGCAGGGGAAGGAATAACTAAAATGGGATTTGATCCTTCTGCAACAACTTTTGATGTTACAGGTCTTAGTGCAAGCAAGGCATCAGGATTGGGAGACTTGTTAACAAAGCAAGCAGGATATCAACAGACTTTGGCTGATTTGAGCACGGCTGCGCCAGCGACTTTTGGGGAAAAACTGATTGCTCCATTTGCTGGTGGGAAAGAATCGTTGGCGGCGATGGGGACGGAGTTAATGAAGCCCTCATCATTGCTTGGTTTGGGGGTGGCGGGCGGATCGCTTGCTGAGATGGATCGACAGGAAGCTATGGCTCGTGCGGCTGGGGAAAGAGGGCTAGAAGACGAAGAAGAGCGCAGGAAGTGGGAAGGAATTATGGAGGAAGGATTCCAGCAAAGCAGGGCTGATTATCCTTATGCTTCGTATGCTGCGAATCGAGGCGGGATTATTTCTATCAATCCAGCGAACTACGCCAGACGGCGCAATGGATTTAATACGCTAGGTGCTGCCCCTGTTCAGATGCAGGGTGGTGGTGAAACAGCGGCATTTCGCCAAGCAAGAATTCGTGGTCCCAGAACCATTACCCCGGAAGAACTGGCTGTGGCAGGACGCCCCGGATTCGGGCCTGAGATTACATATTTCCAACCCAGAAGGGTTGGCGTTACTGATGCTGATGTTGGTGCTGGCGCTGGCGCAGAATTACCGGCTGATATTGATCTTTCCAGTCTCTCTGGTTTTTATGGCACAGGATATGGGAATTTGTTTGGAAATTATAATATTCCTTTACAGCCATCTCCTGTATCTGATGCAAGGAGTCTGATCGAGCGGGATTATGGAGATAACGGAACCATCAGTGATGAAGCAGCAGAAGTTGCTACTGATACTGCTGTTGATTATGTGACAGGCACGGCTCCAGTAATAACACCTCCATCACCTTCCGGTTCGCTGGAAGAAATTCTTGCTGAAATACAACGGCCTACTCTAGCCCCTCCGCCACCACCTCCACCGGCAGCGGCGCCACCGACACCGGCAGGGCCACCACCGACGCAGGCAGCGGCACCCCCGGCAGCGACACCACCTCCACCGGCAGCGACACCACCTCCACAACAGGTGGAATCCCCAATACCTCCGGAAAATCAGCAGGCAGCCGCCGCATACTTAGCGGAGTGGACACCTGAACAACAAGCAGAGTTAGAGGCAGCACTTGCAGCACTTGGAAGATCAGGATTTCAAAAGGGCGGGCCTACCGATATTCCAGTCGGACCAGAACAAGAAGCGCCTGTTGATAATGCGGCTATGGATCAGCTTATAGATCAAACAGCGATGGCTATTCTGGGTCAATTGCCTCCAGAGCAGGCTGAAATAATTATCACTCAGTTTATAAATGAATTCGGCGAAGAGGTTTTTCAGATGCTGCGTGAGCAGGTACTTCAGAGCGTGACGGGACCGGGTGCCCAGACTCAAGGCATGGTTCAAGGTCAGGGGGGAGGAATGGATGACCAAGTGCCGGGTATGATCGGTAATCAGCAGCCGGTGGCGGTATCGCCGGGGGAGTTCATAGTCCCGGCTGACGTGGTGTCAGGTCTTGGGGACGGCAGTTCCGATGCAGGTGCGGACAAACTTGATACCATGATGGATCAAGTCAGGATGGCAAAAACCGGCGGTATTATGCAGCCTAAGCGCATCAGCAATACGGTTCTCCCGATATGAATGAAGTGGCGCAAAAATTGGAGATTGAACCACGGGATATTCCTCGGGAACCTCGGGTCAAGCCGAAAAATGCCCCTCGTGAAATAACCCACACCATCACGTTAGTTCCGTCTAATTATATATATCCGTTGTGGTTTGATGTGCGGGATCATCTGGGTCGGGCTGTTGAAAGATCGAATGGACGTTGGAGTTTGGAATCCCTTTACGCGGCTATTGCAAACGAGCATCAACATTTATGGCTGGCTTTCGACAAGGACAATCAGATTGATGGGGCAGGAACAACGGAGTTTGTGGATTATCCTTGCAAGCGGATGTTGGCGGTGCAATTTTTGGGTGGCTCAAAGTTTAACGACTGGTGTTGGGACATGATGGATCGCTTTAATAGCTGGGCAACTGATAACGGTTGCCAAGGTATTGAAGTGACCGGCAGGGCTGGTTTTGGCAAATGGTTGAAGCAGGATGGTTATCATCGTGTTTACACGGTTTATGAAAAGAGGTTGAATAATCATGGGTAAAGGCGGCGGCGGTCCACCTCCTACACAGGAGATGACAACTCAAACAAGTCGAATTCCTGAATTCGCTGAACCTTATTTTCAGGAGATGATGGGTCGGGCGGCGTATGAAACGACGCGGCCTTATCAAGCGTATCCGGGGGAAAGACTCGCGGATTTCACCGCAGCGGAACGCGCCGGTCAGGCGGGCATGGCCGAAATGGCGGCTGCTGGGGCACCTCCAGAGATGGGCATGGCTTCGGATATTGCATCGCAAGTCGGTTATGGGCCGCAGATGTCGGCAATGCAGGTTGCCCAAGGGTTTCAGCCGCAGCAGGTTCGATCCGGTTACATGGCGGCGGATATTGATCCCGGTTATACCGCAGGTCAGTTGGGTCAGGGCTATCAGGCCGGTCAGCGGGACATGGGCTATCAGGCCGGTCAGTTTGACCCCGGTTATGCAGCCCGTGAACTAGGTCAGGACTATACCGCCAGAGAATTAGAGGCGCAGTACACCGGGACAGGCGCACCTGCTGGGGCGCAGTTTGGTCCGGGGTTTGATCCCCGTTCCGTAACTGATGAAGGTGTTATTGAGCGGTACATGGACCCGTTTCAGCGATTGGTAACCGATATTGAAAAGCGGGAGGCGCAGCGTCAATCGGATATTCAAGCGTCTGGTACGGCACAGCAGGCGGCACAGGCCGGGGGTTTGGGTGGCTACCGGGAGGCCATCATGCAGGCCGAACGCGAGCGCAATCTTGCGCAACAGATGGGTGATATCGAAGCGCGTGGAGGACAGGCGGCCTTTCAACAGGCCCAGCAAGCCTTTGAGGCGGACAGGGCTGCGAGATTGCAGGCCGGTCAATTAGGCTTGCAGACAGGTCAAGCAAGGGAGCAGGCTCTGCAACAGGCAGAGCAAATGCGCCAAGCAGCGTTTGGCACGTCCGAGGCGGCTCGTCAAGCACAGCAGCAGATGCAAACGGCGGCTTATCAGGCCGGGGAGCAGGCGAGACAGCAAGCCGGAGCGATGGGGCTTACCTCTCAACAGCAAGAAGATGCTGCTCGTCAGGCGGAGGAACAGTTTGGTCAGGCGCAATTTGCTCAGAATGAGCAGATGCGACAAGCCGAACAACAGGCCAATCAGGCTGCATATCAGGCTCAAGAGGAAGCGAGGCGGGAGGCTGGCCGACTCGGGTTATCGGCGCAGGAGATTCAGGAGCGGGGCCGTCAGGCTGCCAATCAGGCGTATATGGAAGCCCAGCGGTTTAACGTGGAGCAGGGTTACAGGCAGGCTCAGTTGGGCATGGCCGGTTTGGGCGAGGATCGTGCAGTTCGGCAGCAGCGGTTGGAGGCGGCTCAACAGTTGGGCCAGTTTGGCGGCCAGCAGCAGCGTATGGCGTATGAGCGAATCCGTAATTTGCAGGCAATGGGTCAGGGGCAGCGTGAATTGGCCCAGCGTGGTTTGGATATTGGTTATCAGGATTTCCTGCGACAACGTGGGTATCCGCGAGAACAGTTGAGTTATTTGAGTAACCTGATTCAAGGGTTGCCATTAGCCCCAATGGGGCAACAAACACAAACCACGTATGGTGGCCCAACCGGGATACAGCAAGCATTAGGTGCTGGGCTGGGTGGGGTAGGTTTGTATAACCAATTTCGTGGCGCTGGTGGTGGCCGCATTCCGGGGGTTACAGGTATTGGTTTGCATAGAGCGTTGAGGGCGGCCTGATGAATATTTTACAACAGGAAGATATGGTCAAGGGTCTTCCTGATGAAGCATTGATGCAGGAAGCGGAACAACCCAGCGGGCAATTACCTCAATACCTGTTGATTTCCGAGGTTCAGCGCAGGGCTGATATGCGTAAACGGTATCAACAGCAAATGCAGGAAGCAGAGCCGACCGTGGCCGAGCAGGTTTTACAGGAAGGCATTGCTGGTTTAGCTCCGCCACCTGAGCCAATGCAACAAGCCATGAATGGCGGTCAACCGCCAATGCAACCGCCAATGAATGGTGCTCCTCAACAGATGCCTCCGGGAATGCCTCTACAGATGAATGGCGCTCCTCAACAGATGCCTCCGGGGATGAATGGCGGTTTTCCACCACAATTTGAGACTCAAATGGCCTATCAGGGTGGTGTTGTAAGGATGAATGAAGGTAGTACGGTGGAACCTCCAAGGATGCTCCCGCTGATGAATGAAGAGGAAAAAAAGAAAAAAATAGCAGAAGCGATTGCTTTAGGAGCTACGGTAGAGCAAATAGGAAGTTTAAGCAGAGGCGCTTTTCGACCAACATTGATAGCTATGGGCTATGATCTTACTCCTGATGATTCTATTTCGGCAGGTGAGATGGCATCAATAGATGCTGCTCGTGATAATTTAGTTACAGAAATGCCTCCACAAATTGGGGCAGTTGCTGAGATTGGTCAATCGAATCAGTACGAGCCGGGACCTTACGCTAAAACTCAAAAAGAATTTTTAGAAAGATGGGAGAGCCGCCCCGGAGCGCCAACACCGAGAGAAATTGATTTGGGTGAGATTCCTCTGGATTGGCTGTCCAGAGGGGGAAGAGGGTCTTACGCTTCGCTAGGGTCTATGTTTGATCCCAGTAGAGTAAAAGGATTGATTGCAACTGCGGAAGCTGCGGTCGATCCATCATTTGTTGTTGCGGCGGAGCAGCCAAAAATTGGAGGTAACTTGGTAGATACGGAGGGCAAACCAAAGGGTGCGATAATTGAAGATGCGCTTTCACTAATTGATACGTCTAGTTTTCCTAAACGCAGGGGGAAGCCTGAAACACTTTCTTCGGAATTTACGCAATTAAAGGGTGCTTCAGAAGAGTCAATTTCATTGGATGAACAAAGAGCAAATATAGCCAAGCAAAATGCGTTGCGGGATGAAATGTTGAAGGAGGAAGCTGCTGGGGAAAATGGAGCGCCTGTATTGACTGAAAATGATATTGCACAACTTATATCAGGTAACCCTGATTCTCAAGATATGACTCTTTTAGCACCTGAGATTCTTGCTGCGCAAGAAGAAGATCGGCAGCAGAATGCCGCCAATGTTGCCATTGCAAATAAGAGGAAAATGGCTGCCGCTAAAGCTGATGAGGATAAAGAAATTTCTCGGAGCAGTTTATTGAAAGCGTTAGGAGCATTAAAAAATAGAAAATCATCGATAGTGGATTATTCAGAATTGATAAAAAGTGGTGATGAACAAGCAAGGCAAGATGCTTTTTCTCAGATGCTGGTTAACCTTGGGGCTGGCATTGCTGCCGGTGATATGGCTCAGGGGTTAAGGGACGCCGGAGAAGCTGTTGCAAAGACCAGAGGTAAGCAACGCGAATTGAGACAAGCTATGGAATTGGCGCAATTAAAGGGTGCTTCAGAGGCTGAAAAAGCTGACTTGGCGATGGAGCTTAGTATTATTGAAGCCCAATTAGGGGGGCTTCCTCCAGCAGCAGCCGCGATAACGCCATCTGAATTACAAAAAACATTGGCAGATATGAATATTTTGAAGTCTCGGAATGAGGAAAATACGGATCATTATAAATACTTGGAGTCCAGAGTCGCCACTTTAACTAATCCTTCGGTGCAAAATGTTGTGGGTCCGGTTTTAATTAAAATGAAAGAGGTAGGTATGGATGGTCTCGATAAGGGTGAAAAAGATATTGTCAATAAATATTTTTCGGCTAATGATCTTGAACTAATATTAGAAACTCTTAGGAATCAGCCAAGAGAGGATGAAAGCGATGGCGGATTGCTTGCTGGCCTTGCACCCGCGCAGGCAAGCGGTGGCTTAGTGAAAGCGGCTGACGGGGTTTATCGGAGTGCGGGTTAATCATGGGAACGGTTCGTGTAGAAGGTCTTGGCGAGGTTGAGATTGCAGGTGATACGCCTACCGTAGAGGAAGCAAGAAATATTTATGCATCTTTGCAGGAAAAAAAGTTAGAGCGTCCTCCAGATAAGGCACCTACACCTCCAGATAAACCTCCGGCCCCTCTTGCTAACGGTGAAGACCCTTCTGTTATAAAAGATATTCTTACTCAGGCCGTTGGTGGCGTTCGTGATGCCACTCAAAGTATTCTTAATTTAACAGCCAGACCTGCTGCTTATCTTGAGGGTAAGCTTCCAACCACTGACAAACCGTTCAAACCGTTGACCCTACCTACTATTGCTCCGGCAAAAACCACAGGAGGAGGGGTAGCCAGAGGGCTTTCCCAATTTTTTGTGCCGTATTTAGGGGCGTTGAAAGTTTTGGGGGTTGGAAAAACATTTATTGGCACCTTGGCTAAGGCTGAAGGTGCGGCTGTTCTTACTGATCAGGCGGTCTTTGATCCGTTCGATCAAAAACTTTCTGATTTGGTTCAGTCAGTCCCTGCTTTACAGAATCCTGCTACGGAATATTTACAAGCTGATGAAGATGATTCTGAGGCTGAAGCCAGATTCAAATTGGCTGTTGAAGGTATGGGATTGGGGGCTTTTGCTACAACTATCATTCAGTCTTTTAGGGGACTCAGATCACTCAAGAAAGGAAAGACAGAGCAAGGGATCAAGGAAGTTGACAAGGCTATCGAAGCTAGTCCAAAAATAGACCCGGTGGCATCGCCAAGAGAGGTTCTTGGGGATGACTATGCCGGGAATATACGAGTAGATAAATACAATACCACTGAAGATGTAAAACAGGGGATTCGTGATACTGCGGAAAAGAACGTGGGTAGGATAGACGAAGCAACACGCGGAACAATCACGACCGATCAATTAAAGGGACTAGCGCGAGAAGTAGGTTTAACTGTTGATGATCTTTTAGATCGTGTTACAGGAGAGGCATGGAATGCAGAAGAGATATTAAGTGCTCGTATGATGATGTTAGCTTCTGCTATTAGGTTGCGTAATGCAGGAAAAGTAGCTTCAAAAACCGGGTTAGATGCTGATATCTTAAAAGTAAAAGATGCTCTTAATCTCCATGTTGGAATCCAAGAACAGGTATCTGGATTAGCTGCTGAAGCAGGTCGTGCGCTTAGACAATTTCGTCTAATAATTGGTGAAGGCAATGTAGAGGAATTATTGACTGCTGGAGGCGGGAAGAAAGCCATAAAAGAAATAGCTGATCGTCTTGCTGTACTTGATCCAGAACTCGATATGGCGGTTTTTAATAATACGGCTAGGGTGCTTAATAAGCCAACCCTCATGGATAAATGGCTTGAGTTTTGGATCAACGGGTTACTTTCAGGACCGCAAACTCACGCGGTAAATTTTTTATCAAATGAATTAACATCGTTTTGGTCTATCCCAGAACATTATCTGGCTGCCGGAATTGGTGCCATAAGAAAAACTCCAGAGAGGGTTACATTAGGAGAGGCTAATCATCGGCTTTATGGATGGCTCAAAGGACATCAGGAGGGCTGGGGTTTAGCCAAGAAAGCATTTATCACCGAAAGCCCGTCCGATATTTTTTCTAAATTGGAGCTTCCCAGAGAACGAGCAATAAAAGGCACACTTGGAAAGGTCATAAGATTACCCGGCAGGGCGTTGATAAGTTCTGATGAGTATTTTAAGTCGATTGGTTATCGGATGGAGCTTAACGCGCAAGCCTACAGGAGTGCTATTAAAGCTGGATTAAATCCGCGTTCAAGAGAATTTGCGGAATTTTTGGAAAAGATTAAAAATAATATCCCTGAAAATAAAAATCAAATAAAACAGGTGGCAAAAGAATTAGGGATGGGAGTTAGAGAATACAAAGCTCTGAAGAAAAAGATTTCCCTTAAAGCCACAGATAATGCCAGATACCTTACGTTCACTAAACCCCTTGAAGGCATTAGTGCTGACATTACATCTATACAGGCAAAAGCGCCAATTTCTAGGATGCTCATGCCATTTGTCAGAACTCCAACCAACATAGTCAGATTTGCCGCTGAAAGAACTCCTCTTGGATTGATGATGCGGGAAACGAAAAACGCCAAAGGAGCAGCAAAGGATGTGCAAATGGCTAAGATGGGGCTTGCGGCAGGGGCTGGTGCTCTCATCATGTCAATGGCAGGTCAAGGTAAAATAACCGGCTCCGGCCCAACCGATCCTAAAGCGCGCAGAGATATGTTGGATACCGGCTGGCAACCTTATTCGTATGTTTATGAAGATGATGAAGGGAAGAAGCATTATTATTCCTACAAACGTATTGAACCGATGGGAATTTTGTTTGGCTTAACTGCGGATTTTCACGATATTGCTGGAGAAGTTCCAGATAAGGATGCAGATGAAATAGCGGCAGGTATTGTTGCTTCGATAAGCCAGAACCTTACCGATAAGACTTTCTTTAAGGGGCTTGGTGATTTTTTCGAGGCTATGGGTAATCCAGACAGGCAGTTCACTGCCTACTTGCAGAATCTTAGCGGAACGATAGTACCTTCTATTTTAGCTCAAACCACCAGAACCGTTGATCCTGTGTTAAGAGATACCAGATCATTTTTGAAAAGGATTAAATCGCGTATCCCCGGATGGTCCGAGACTCTTGAGGCAAGGCGCAATCTATGGGGAGAACGAATCATTCTGAGCGGGGGATTGGGTCCAGATATTATATCTCCTATTTATTCATCAGAATCAAAGAACGATCCGGTCGCCAATGAACTGGTCAGATTGGATTACCATCCTTCATTGCCGCAACGAACTCAAAGTGGTACAGAAATACCCGACAATTTGTATTGGCAATTTGTTGAAGACGCTGGCAAACCAGCGCATCAATTACTTGAAAGTATAATGGCACTGCCTGCATGGGAAGCGTTAAACAACAGACCTAGCGAACAAAAAGATATAATTAGAAAGGTTATTGATTTAACACGAAAGAACGCCCGACTTAAACTAAGAGTCGCAATGGGAGAATACTTGACTAAACAAGATAAGATTAAAATAACAGAACAGTTAAAAATAGAAGGGCATTCTGAAGATAGCGCAGAGCAGTGGATTCGTGAAAATGTCAATAAAAAAACGGCAAGCCGGTAAAATAATCACAGGAAAATAAAATGACTACAGGACAAACAGTACCGCCGGGTTATTACGTCAGCAACAGCGCAGACGAGGACGTGTTCTGCGTCACGAAGACCAATAACTTTTATTTCAAGAAAGCCCGTGGCAAGAAATGGGCACGTACTGATTCATGGAACTTCGATCATCTGTGTGATGTGGAAACCGTTAACGAAGTGCAGGGTGTCAGCGGTGATGTGAACACGCACGATGGCCGTGGTCTGGAAGTCAGCGTGTCGGCGCACATCGGTGTCACGGTATCCGACGTGATGAAGTGGCATTATGTCAACCCGGATGGCAACCAAGCCACGCTGTGGGCTGGCCCTGAAGGCGGACCCGGTAAGGGTGTGAGCATGGATGTGGGTGTGTGGTACGACAAGAACGGTAACGTTCATATGAAGCTCTCGGCTTCCGGGGTGATCCCTCATTTTGATTTTGGCGGGGAAGTTGTGATCAACCCAAAGACTGTTGAAAACTTAGAGAAACCCACAGCAGATGACAAGGCGTTTGCCAAGGGGTTTACCGAGGGTGCCACTCTGGGTATTGCAGACAAGCCACCGAAGGTTCTGACCGAAGGTGTTGCCGTGGTGGATAAAGTGGGTAAGAAAGTTCTTGGCTGGTTCAAGTAGGGCGTTATGTCGATAGTCACAGAATCTCCTGCCAATTTTTACGAAGGCTTGTTTATGAACGAGGGCCATTTCGTTGAATTCACGCTGGGGCTTGACAACCTCGTCTGGGTGAATGAGACCATCGAATCCATCCGCAAGCCAAAGCCTAAAATTATCACCAAAATTTACGGCATTAAGGATGCGATAGAATTTCAAAGCAGTCTCATCGATTTTGGCTACCATCACTTACCCGCCTTTGAGTTATCCGAGCAGTCCGACTACATCAATTAACGGGGCAGACGATTATGGGCGATCAATTCAGCGGCGATCTTTCACGCAATGAAGTGGAGATGGATCTCAGTAAGTTCCTTGAGATTATGAAGGACAACTCTGATCTCAAGGATAAGATCCGTGAATTGCAGGGCGCAGAAAAAGTCAACCCGTACCAGAAATGGATACATCTTGCCAAGACCATAGATGCTTGGCGCATCTTTCCTCGCGTGTTTGTCGGGGTATATATCTATTTGCTGTACGCGGTGGTGATCTGGTTTATGACCCTTAACGAACCAAACTTGGAACAAGCTGGTCTGGTGTCGGTCGTTGTTGGGGCAATGGCGGCAGTGTTTGGAATATACGCAGGCACGTCAGGACAGAGCAAAAAGTTTAAAGGTGAAGGTTAGTGAACGAAGCCTTTAATCTGATTGCTGATGTTGGGTTCCCGATTGCGATTGCATTGATTGCAGGCTTCTTTATTTTCCTGACCATCAAGTACATTCTTGAAAGCGTCATCGGGCAGGTCAGCGGTATTCATGTGATCGTCACTGGCTTGGATAACCGTGTGAAAACGATGAACCATGACATCATTCGTTTAGATGCAACCATGTGTGCGGTTCTGGGGATTAGACCTGATCTGGGCAGGATAGCTCGGGCTGACGGTAAGGACGATGCTCGGCGTGACTGATGGATATCGCAAATGTTGTCAGCGAGTACGGTTTTCCTATCGTGGCGACGGTGGGTCTGTTGTACATGATTTATTTTATCTGGCAATTCATCACCCATCAGATCAAGAAGAAACTGTCAGAGGCGAATGTTACTTTGGTGGCACTCATTGACCGGATTCGGATGTTGGACAACGACATCATAAGGCTGCAACAGAAACTCGATACCGTCATTGAATTGCGGGAAGCAAAGGCGGAACAGAATGAAATGGATAAGGATTAGTTTGCTGCTGGTGCTTTCTCCGGCTTTATCTTATTCGTCTGAGTTGGTTCACAAGTTCGGTAGCCCTAGTTTCAACGGGATCAATCAATCGGCCCATTACCTGACCATTGATGAGCAGGAAAGAACCCGCTCAGAGAAAGTTGCTGCGGATATCCAAGATGCCTTGGACGAGGCTGAACGTGAGGCGGATAACACCACGCTTGCCAAGTTCCTGCGTAATCTTGAGTCGAGGATTTATTCAACACTCGCCAAGGACATTTCAGAATCGCTGTTCAATTACGACAACATCCCCACAAGCGAGAACCCTATCGATCGTCGGGAGAATCAATCTCGAAGGCAATATCCTTACGTGGCTTAACGATGGAACCAGCATTACGCTCACCATCGAGGAATGGTTCGACGGGCTTCTGATCTCAACCACTGAGATCGTGATTCCTGTAGGTTCTTTCGGAGGGTGTCTGACAGACTGTGAATGATGAAGCACTTATTCTTGTTAGCCGTGTTGCTTGCCGTGGGTTGTGCGCCTATTGGCATGGGCAAAAGAAATGAAGATTGCAGTTCTCTTACGGCGTGTATTGAGGGTCCGCAGATCGTACCCAGTGCAGCCCAGCAGTTACTAAACCTGCCGCCTCCTAAGAACAAGGCGGTGGTGGCGGTATACAGTTTCACCGACAAGACGGGACAACGAAAGTCCAACGACAACCTAGCCAGCTTCAGCACCGCAGTTACCCAAGGCGGTGTGGATATCCTGATTGAGGCGTTGAAGGACGCAGGCCGGGGTAATTGGTTTGCGGTGGTGGAAAGAGCAGGGCTGGACAGCCTGACCCGAGAACGACAGCTTATCAAGAACACCCGGCAGACCTACGCCGGGGAGGGGGAGAATGTCCTCAAGCCGTTGCTCTATGCCGGGTTGATCCTTGAAGGTGGGATTTCGTTTTACGACACGAACCTGCGAACCGGTGGTAACGGGGCTAGGTTCTTAGGTATCGGGGCGATGAACCAGTACCGCGAAGACAAGGTGACGGTAATTCTGCGAGCAATACTGGTACAAACCGCGAAGACAAGGTGACGGTAATTCTGCGAGCAATACTGGTACAAACCGGGGAAGTGTTGCTGAACGTGACGGCCACGAAAACCATCCTGTCCACCGGCAGGGGCACCGACCTGTTCAGGTTCTACGAACAGGGTACTGAACTGGTTGAGATCGAGAGCGGCAGCACCGAGAACGAACCGGTGGGTCATGCCGTCAGAGCAGCTATCGAGGCGGCGGTGTACGGGCTGGTGATTCAAGGTCTGGAAAGGCAGGTCTGGGACTTCGATTATGCTAAACTGGTGCGGGAGGATAACGATGAAAGTTCTTCTTAAATTGTTGATGCTATTGGTTCCGGCGGTTGTGCTTGGAGCCAACAACGATATATACATAACCCAGACAGGAACGGGCCTTACATTGACCATCGACCAGATCGGGGCGAGCAACAAGGTTGGAACCTCGCAGGCCAGAGTTATTTTGGGTGGCACCAGCATGACCGTTGATCTGGATCAGATCGGTGACACCAACGTCATCGCTGCAAGCATCTTACAAGGCAACTCATCCAGTTGGACATACAAAGCAACGGGTGATAGCAACGTGGCTACCCTCGCAGTCGGGGCAACCGGGGATTCTGCCAGTTCGGATTTCGACTTCGAGGCCACAGGCGACAGCAACGTGCTCACGTTCACCCAAGGTGACGCAGCAACAGCCACGGCAGGTAATCAGGATTTCGCTGTGACAGGCACGTCAAACGATCTGAACGTCAAATGCAACGTCATCGGCTGTATCAACAACTGGACTGTCTCAGGGAACAGCAACGATATCGATACGTTGCAATCAGGGCGACAGGATCACGACATCACCATATCCCTTACCGGTTCTTCAAATAATGTTGACGTGGATCAAACCGACACGGCCAGCACCAATGTGGCTAACATCATTTCAACAACGAGCAACGGCGTCATCAACGTGGATCAATGCGCCAGTGGCTGTTAAGTTTACTGTTCGTTGGTGCAGCCCATGCGGCAGGCATTGGGGAGATATCTGAGTTAAAGGGTGTCGGTGAGATCACCCGTAAGGATTCCGACGCTGCATTCCTAGCTGAACTCGCTTCCGATATTTTCTCTTTCGATGATGTCACGACCGGCAACGGTCGCATGGCAATCCAGTTTCTCGATTCTTCTACGCTGAAGTTAACAGAGCACTCTAAGGTGGTCATTGATGAATACATCTATGACCCCGATCCCAGCAAGACCAAGCTGGCCCTGAACATGGCGTCAGGTACGGCCCGGTTTATCACGGGTGCTTTGGCGAGGATCAACAAGAACAACATTTCCATTCGCACCCCCAGTGCCACCATCGCTATCAGGGGCACGGACTTCACCACCACGGTTGACGAGCTTGGCCGCTCGCTGATCATCCTGCTGCCTGATCCTGATGGCACCTCCTCGGGGGAGATTTCAGTGACCACATGGTCGGGGACGGAAATTCTCAACCAGCCCTTCCAGGCCACGATGGTGTCAACCTTTGAGTCACGGCCTACCAAGGCCGTCACCCTTGGCAACATCACGCTTGATCTGATCGACAACATGCTGATCATCAACAAGCCGCCTGCCATTGTGCAAGCAGAGGCAGAGCAGAGCGGTGAGGTAAAGACCGATCTCGACAGGGATTTCTTTGAGGATGCTCCCGATCTGGATAAGGATTTTCTTGAGATTGAAGAGGAAATCAGCAGGCTGGATATTGACCTGTTAAGTTTTGATTTTCTGGTGGATTTATTAGCAATCGTTGAGACTGGCAGTAAGAAGAAAACCACGTCTGGTGGTGAGCTACAGGGCGTGGAACTGACCGGGATCATCCCCGGTTTTGATCCGACCTACCAGACTTATACCTTTGTCGAAGGGATGTATGTGTATTTTGTTCACCAAGGAACCAACACGTTTGATATAGCCTTGGACAAGGAAGCAGCAGCTTACCTGAGCATAAATTCTTTTGGCGTTCCGATGGAGATAGAGGTCAATGGCGCGGGCGATAATACTATCGTTATTTTTCAGTCTCCTTAGTCTGGCACATGCAGGTGATAACCTGATCACCATTCAGACCAAGGGCAGTGGTACAACCATAACGACCAAGCAGATTGGCAGCAGCAATATCACGGGCGTCTATTGTGGGCTGGGCAGCTTCGACAATTCACTGGTCAATACTCATAATTGTGATGACGCGACCATCACATCAGTAGTTGATGGTGTATCGAACGTCGTGTACTCGCAATCGGTATGGTCAAATCATTCCGATCAAAGCTGGATCACAACCGTTACCGGGACTGACAATTACGCGGTGATCGATATGGATGAATCAGGTAGCACGTCAAGGATCACCCAGATTGGCAATGATAATCAGGCATGGATTCTGGGTTCAGGTGTTGACAACGTATACAAAACCGAACAAACCGGCGACGACATGTACGCCAAAATTATCTCGTTCGCTGATGACAGCGACATCTGGATCACGCAGGAAGGCAGCGGTGATCACAATGCCTACGTCTATAACTCCGGGAGTGCTCATCGCAACGACACCCGATTGATCCAGAAAGGGTCGGGTAACAAAGATGCCGATGTGTTCTGGTACGGCGCAGACGATGGCGATTTAACGCTTACCCAGCAAGGCAATGGATCACATACCTCGCTCATCAAATTTTATACGGACGACTACGATGTCACTGTCGTCCAAAAAGGGACCACCAACAAGGCTTACTCAGCTACGTTTAATTGTGTAAGTAATTGCGACAAAACCATCAGCATCACGCAACAGAATTGAAAATCCTGCTCCCAATTTTGCTGGCGTTGTTGTTGCTGCGGGTGTTCGATCCGTTCCCGGTGGAGACCCTTAGACTAAAATACTTCGATGCGCTGCTCACCATCAAAGAGCCCGTCCAGAGCAAAACGATTTCCCTGTACAACATCGATGAAGCGGCACTGGCTGAAGGAGGGCAATGGCCGTGGCCTCGCCAGCAACTGGCGGCTCTCAATGATCAATTGCTTGATGCAGGTGCAGTGGCAGTGGTCTACTCTGTGTTGTTTCCTGAAACAGATCGATTCGGCGGGGACGCGGAATTTGCCGAGAGCATGGGCCAAGTTCCTACCTTCCTCTCGGCGGTAGCGACTGCCGACACTGACAGGCAGGAAGGCTGGCACATCGGGGTCACCACGATGGGGCCGGTCGAAGAACACGTTCTGAGCTATCCCGGCATCCTGCCGAATGTTGATGTACTTCAGCAAGCGGCGGCTGGTACCGGGATCGTCAACACTGCCGCGGAGGTGGATGGGCTGGTGCGGAGGGTACCGATGCTGGTGAAGGTTGGGGAGAGCCTCTACCCGGCCCTTGGGCTGGATGTGCTGCGTGGGCTGGCGGGTGACCCTTCTTATCAAGTAAAAGCCGCTCAGAGCGGCATACAGACCGTTAGAGTGCCTAATTACAGCACCATCGAGACCGATAGCTCTGGTAGGGTGTGGGTCGATTGGAACACGACGTTTTCTCCAGAACCCCTAGCAGGCACCATCGTCTTCGTGGGGGCTACCGCAGCCGGGGTTTCCCCTGTTGTTTCAACCCCAAGACTTGGGATGCATCCGCATCAGGTTCAAGCAAACCTGTTTGAGACCCTGCTGAACGGCACGTCGCCGGTACGCCCGGACTGGGCGCTGGGTGCTGAAATATTGGTTGTCCTGATTTTTGGCCTTTTCACAGCGTGGTCAGTGCGTTATTTGCCTGTTTTGGTTGTACCAGTAGGGGTCATTGGGATCGGCGCTCTAGCGGCCTCTGCCAGCGTCTGGGGCTATCTAAGTTTAGGCATTCTGGTTGATGCTGCATTTCCGGTACTTTCTAGCCTCACAATCGGTGGAACGGGTGTAGCTCAGAGAATGATCAGTGAATATCGCCAGAAATTGCAGATCAAGGGGATGTTTGGAACGTATGTCAGCCCCAAGCTGGTTCAGCAATTGGTGGACGATCCATCCTTGATGAAGCTCGGCGGCGATACCAAGACCATGAGTTTTCTGTTTTGTGATATCGTTGGCTTCACCCCTATCTCGGAGCATTTCAAAAACAACAACGATCCGCAGGGACTTGTCACCCTCATCAACCGTTTGCTGTCTGCCTTAACCGATGTGGTGCTGTCCCTCGATGGCACCATAGACAAGTACATGGGCGATTGTGTGATGGCGTTCTGGAACTCACCTGTGGATTGTCCCGACCATGAGGAAAGGGCTGTGACTTGTGCTGCCATGATGCTGGTCGCGCTTGAACATCTCAATGAGGAACTTGAACTTGAGGGATTACCAAAATTAGGCATTGGTGTCGGGCTTAACACTGGGCCAGCAGTCGTGGGAAATATGGGGGGCAAGCAGCGTTTCGATTACTCAGCTATCGGGGATAGCGTGAACGTGGCTGCTCGCTTGGAAAGCAGTTCAAGAAAGTATTCCGAAGATGTTTTGATTGGCGAGGTGACAG